TGTTGTACTGGTATGTAGTCTACATTATTTTCCATAATAAAGTTGACGTCATTAATAACAACTGGTACTCTGTCGTATCCATGGGGGCCTAAATAACTAAATTCTAAAACAGGCGGCGGTGCACCAAATTTATTAGATGATACTGCCGCTTCACCAAAGTTTGCTTTAGTTGTAACTTTTAAAAAGTGCATTATTGCTAGTAAATATCGTGCTTCTTCTTGTGTAGTCACTGAATACTGCACCTGTAATGGTATTGTAGGAGGCGAACTCATCATATAAGTATGTAACGGATAATTTGTGCCTTGAAATTGCTGTGTATCATACGTTGCACTAAAGGCTATAAAAATACTTGGCTGGTAGTGAAACATAATGCCGCGGTCAGGCTTGAGAGGACTCAATATATCAGTCTTTACTAGGCTATCTGGAAAGAATGAATCTTTATTGGCTCGCATAACCTGTAGTCGTGCTCTCCAGTCAATGTCTAGATTACTATTTCTTCCTAAATCTGTATTTGCCATTCTTTCTCCTAATGTACTATGTATTTATCGATATCAATAAACTAGCCGTTATTGGCCAGAATTGGATAATTATACTTGACACTAGAAAAATTTAATGTATAATAAAGGTTAATTATAAGGAGACACAATGGTCGCAAAAGTTAAATACTTGAACAACAAAGATTTACTTAAACAAATACATCTCAGTAAGATGTCCTTTTGTTGGGTTAAATCACCCCAATACGATTATCCAGACATTATTATTAATTTAGAAGATGAAATTACTGATGCAGTGATACTCGAAGCAAAACAAAACAAAGCAGGAAAAATGAAAGATATTGCTTATAAAAAAGCAGTTGAAAATTACGACGGACCTGCTAATAAAAAGCCTAGACAAAAAGACTTTTTAGTTGCTCTAGAGGATATTGCAGACGAAGATGTAGTAGTAAGGCAAATGACTTACGAGCATATTCCATTAGAGCCAGGCAGAAAAAAGAATCCTAGAAACGAAGCAGAAACAAAAGCAAAAGCAAACTTTCCACCATTTAAGCATTATGGCTTGATAAACGGTACATGGGAAGAGGTTGCTAGGAGTCACTGGAAAGGCGGTCCTAAGAGTGGTAAGTTTTCTGTTGATCATGGTAGCATTACAAACGAATTAGGTAAGATGTACCTTAAGTTAGTAGATAGATATAGTCAAAGATCTAATTGGAGAGGCTATACTTATGTTGACGAAATGAGAGGACAGGCATTACTACAACTTGCAATGATTGGATTACAATTCAATGAAGCAAAATCGGATAATCCATTTGCTTATTATACAGCCGCAATTACAAATAGTTTTACAAGAGTGTTAAACATAGAAAAGAAAAATCAAAACATCAGAGACGACATATTAATCGACTCTGGGCACTTACCAAGTTATGGCAGACAGATAGCACACGAAAATGAAATTAAGGCTTTAAGAGAAGCAAAAAATTCAGAATCGGATGCCTAAGTATGACAGACAATTTATTTGAAAAAGCAGTTGTCTTTACGGACATACATTACGGACTAAAATCTAATAGTCATCAACACTTAAAAGATTGTAGTAATTTTGTTGACTGGTTTATTGCTGAGGCAAAAGTCCGCGGTGCTGAAACCTGTTTCTTTTTAGGCGACTGGCATCATCATAGAGCAAGTGTTAATGTAGCAACACTAAATGCTAGTTGGAGAGACCTTAAGAAACTTAACGAAGCATTTAACAAAGTATACTTTATTACAGGTAATCACGATTTATATTACAGAGATAAACGTGAATTAAACAGCATGGAGTTTGCTAGAGACTTAAACAACTTTGTAATGATAGACGAGTTGTTTGAAGAAGGCAATGTTGGTATTGTACCTTGGTTAGTAGAAAACGAATACAAGAGAGTTGCTAAAATGCAATGCAAGTATATGTTTGGTCATTTTGAATTACCGTTCTTTAAAATGAATGCAATGATAGAGATGCCAGACCACGGTGGCATTAATGCATCAATGTTGCGTAATCCAGAATATGTGTTTAGTGGACACTTTCATAAAAGACAATATGACGAAAACATTCATTATATAGGTAATGCATTTCCACACAATTACGCAGACGCACAAGACAATGATAGAGGTTACATGTATCTTGAATGGGGCAAGGAACCAGTATATGTAAACTGGCCTGAGTGTCCTAAGTATGTTACATGCGGACTTGTTGAATTAATTGATGATCCTGCAAAATACTTAGATGCATATACTTATGCAAGAATCAAATTAGATGTTGATATCAGTTATGAAGAAGCAACATTCATAAAAGAAAACTTTATGGAAAAATACAAGTGTAGAGAAATACAACTTGTACCTATTAAAGAAGTTGAAGAAGAATACGAAGCCGGCGAAATATCATTTGAAAGTGTTGAACAAATTGTTATAAGCCAATTACAAACCATAGAAAGTAATACAATTAACACAGAAAAGTTAATTGACATTTACCAAAATTTATAATATATGCTTAAATTAAAAAACATCAGTGTAAAGAATTTCATGAGTGTTGGAAACAACGTTCAAGGTGTGCGGTTTGACGACAAGAACTTAACACTAGTACTAGGTAACAATCTAGACCTTGGTGGTGACGGTAGTAGAAATGGCACAGGTAAGACTACTATTATTAATGCACTCAGTTACGCATTATATGGTGAAGCACTTACTAACATTCGTCGCGATAACTTAATTAACAAAACAAATGCCAAGGGCATGATAGTTAGTGTAGACTTTGAACTTAACGGTGTTGAATATCGTATAGAAAGAGGCAGACGTCCTAATATATTACGTTTCTTTGTTAACGGTACTGAGTCAGGTGATCAAGAGCAACAAGGCGACAGCAGAGAAACACAAAAACACATTGAAAAAATAATTGGCTTTACTCACGAAATGTTTAAGCATATTGTTGCACTAAACACATACACTGAACCTTTCTTAGGCATGAAAAATAACGATCAGAGAGACATGATTGAGCAACTACTTGGTATACAGGAGTTGTCAGAAAAAGCAGAAACACTCAAAGAAAGAATGAAGGATACTAGAGACAGTATCAAGGAAGAGGAAATTCGAATCAATGCTGTCAAAGATGGCAATGCTAGAATGGAAAAGAATATCAAAGAAATCGAAAGCCGCAGTATGGCCTGGGAAGCCAATAAGAAATCTAAACTATCTGAAATGGCTGATGCTCTAGAAGAAGTCAACGAACTAGATGTAGACGAAGAAATTGCAAAGCATAATGCATTAGTTGAAATAAAAGATCACGAAGCAAATTTAAATGTATTAGTAAGTAATATCACTAACACAGAAACCAGTATTAAAAGAAGTAATACTAAACTGCAAACACTAGAAGCAAATTTGGCTAAAGCAAAAGAAGGTACATGCCCTGCTTGTGGACAAGATACAGCACATTTAGACACACATGAAGAATATACGGCCGATTTAAACACCGAAATAACAGAGGAAAGGACATATAACAACACCCTAATCACTAAAGAAAAAGAGTTAAAAACAGGCGTAGAAATGCTAGGACCTGTTCAAGAACGCCCTAAAACCTTCTATAGAACACTAGAAGAGGCCCTTACTCATAGAAATAATGTAGATAACTTAATACAAAGTATTGAAGACAAGAACAACGAAGAAAATCCTTACATAGAACAAATAGAATCTATGAAACAAACTGGTATACAAGAAGTCAGTTGGGATATTATAAATGAACTCACAGCATTAAAAGATCACCAAGAGTTCTTGTATAAACTGCTAACAAGCAAAGACAGTTTTATCCGTAGACGTATTATTGATCAAAACATTGCTTACTTGAATCACCGACTGGCACACTACTTAAATGCTATTGGTTTGCCACATGATGTTAAATTTAACAGTGACCTAAGTGTAGAGATCACAGAGTATGGCAGAGACTTAGACTTTGATAATTTAAGTAGAGGTGAACGTAACAGACTAATACTGAGTTTGAGTTGGGCATTCAGAGACATATATGAAAGTCTTAATCACCCAATGAACTTTTTATGCATTGACGAACTTATTGACAGTGGTTTAGACGGTGTTGGTGTAGAGAATGCATTGGGCATACTCAAGAAAATGAGCAGAGAACAAAACAAAAATATCATGCTTATATCACACAGAGAAGAACTCAGTGGTAGAGTAAATGATGTATTATATGTAATCAAAGAAGGCGGCTTCACTAGTTACAACACTGATACGGAATATGTGGAAAGTTAGGTGAGCAACTGGACATACAACGGAAAGGCAGTAGACAACTTACCCGAAGATTGCGAAGCATTCGTGTATCTAATTACTAACAACACAAATAACAAAAAGTATGTAGGTAAGAAACTAGCAAAGTTTAAAACTACTAAACCACCACTCAAAGGCAAAAAGAATAAACGCCGTGGTTTCAAAGAAAGCGATTGGCAAACTTATTGGGGCAGTTCAGACAATCTAAAAGAAGACGTAGAAGCACTAGGTGAAGATAAATTTACCAGAGAGATTTTATACTTTTGTCCTAGCAGAGGCGTTGCTAGTTATATAGAAGCAAGAGAACAATTTGAAAGAAAAGTGTTATTGCGTGATGACTACTACAATGGTATTATCAACGTTCGAGTAGGTGGTTCAAAAATCTTACGTGAAGGCGTTAAAGATTCACTCCATAATCCAGATACATAAACTCCATCTAGTACCAGAAATAACTTTGCTTACTTCATGTTCTGTATCACCTGGAAAAACTATTCCGTCCCCTGCTTTTAGTTCTACAGGCTTATCCTCAATATAAAATATCCCGCCTTCAAACTCGTCATTGAGGGGAATACATATAGAGTACTTTGATAGATCTTTGTGTTTAGTACAAGTGTCATTTTTGTTATAATAATTAGCATAGAAAACATTATGATTTGTTATTATGTATGGTTCTGAATCTATACTTACTGGCATGATCAAACTGCTAACATACTCTGCTAACTCCTGTGTTAATCGTAACCGGTGCGTATTAAATGTTTTATGTGTGTTATTCCAGTTGGTGTCAGTCCAGTAACCAGGTACCATTGTAAGACCCCCAGGGTTGGGAGATTCGTCTGGTAATTTGTTTATTATTTCAGAACACTGATCTTTAGTCAAAATGCCGGTGATCGTAAAATGCTCCATAGCAATATTTATGACTAGGATTACTCAAAAAATGTTATAAGCAACATCATAAGACGATAACTATTTGCTGAAGAACACAAAAAACACGGCACACTCAGACACAAAGTCTAACTCACATTACGGCACACAAATAGGACTATACACCCGCCCCAACCGAGGCATTGAATATCGGGCTCTTTGACAATCCGGCAATGGAAACACCCGGTGCGAGATTCTGGAGATGTATAGCGGCAAAGATACAAACACACGACAAACAGTATTAGAAGGATGTAGGCTCTGAGAAAAAGCAACCTACAAATTGATATAACTAAACTCTACAAGGTTATAACAATTTCCGTGAGATTCGAGACGGTAGTGTATGGGGACAAAAGGCTCACTGGTTCCTAATAGCACCCGAGTTAGAGATGGTAATGGTTCACTTGATGACACCTGACATTGTTCTCCTTGCATAAGGAGAATTATGGCTCAAGTTACTTGATAACTTCTTTTAAAAAAATTGCAAACAAAAACTGATTGAACGAAGTGAATGAAGTTTGCAGTTGGCAAAGACACGAAGTGTCTATAAACATTAACACATAAATATTAACATGATACCAGTAGAAGATAATTGGTTACACATAAAACATGAATTTCTTGAAGCATGTGATAACTTAAACAATAACAGTTTCATCGACAACCTCATGACTTTTAGAAACTTAGGATTGTTTAAACTTTTATTGGATAAACAACACAACGGTTTATCAGGACATCCACAAGACTTCCTAGAATGTGTATTGGCTATAGCAGAGCATGATGTAACAGTTGCACATGAGTTTGCCAAGATAGGCAGTATGTGTTTTCTTGTGCAACAGTTTCCACAACATGTAGCAGAGTCTGTGTACAAGGATTCCCCTGATGAAATCATAGTTAAAACAAACAGCGAAGCACCTGAGTATGCTGATTGGATAATAAAGCAAGATGGTGCTGGATATATGCTGGGCAGGAATGTAAAAAATTTTAAGCCGGAGCATACTGTATCTTTCCGCGACCTACTAGACCCACAGCATGATAATTACATACTTAAATTAAGTTGGTTCCAACTGTATAACAGAGTATTAGTGTGCAGTCACTTAGGGGGTCTACAACGCATTATAAACGTCGCTATGCAACACAATACACATCAAGGGTTCATTGGTATAGCGGCACAAGAACTCGATGCTATGCGTCTTGTAATGCACAGAAACATTAACCATGCATTACTGCATTTAAAACACAATGAACAAATACCAATGTTTGATCGTACCAAGTATAAATTACAAGCAAGTGTAGTTCCTGGTAATGTGATTAATTGTGTTTCAGAGTATTGTTATCTATCCGACGAAATCGAATCTATAGTAGACCAGTTAGAACAACTTGACTTAGAGCATTTGATAAACGAGCATGATGATGGTGTTAACCATGTGGAACAATTAAAAGGCAATAACAGTAAAGACTTATTCCTCTGATGGTGATTGAGGTGCAGTATCAGGTATCATTTCCTGTTTCATTTCATTATCTTTTTTACCGCCGTTCTTGGCAGTAATATACGAACTAAAAGATTGTAGTACCATAACCTGATCGACTACGCCCATATGCCATGCAGTAGGCCAGTCAATAGCACCTTCAGAATACATTACAAAATCAGCA